GGTCACATTGGTCGTGACGGTGGCAATGTTTGCTTGGTAGTTGGTAGACGACATGAATGTGTTGACGCTACCGGCAAAGAACAAACCACGGATGTGGTTGATGATGTTGTTCACCGTGGCCGTGCCACCAAAACTAAAACCTATGGTGTGGCTAGTGACCCCTGCTGTCTTGAGGAGCGTTGCGCGAATCTCAAATGCGTAGACGGTGTTGCTTGCCAGAGTAATACCCGCCCCAAAAATGCTTTGAGCAGTATTGACGTTTGCTCCGACGACTGCACTGTTGAGCCTGTAGACATACGGCATCGGCACCAAGCCTGTATTGGTGCTTGGCAGACCGGCGTAGATGTAGCCGGTGTCGGACTCAAGAACTGACCTGCTCGCGGGGGAGGTACAGAAGACGTTCTTCGTGCCTGCGCTGAAATTTACGGCGCTGCCCCCGTTACTGGACGAGATGATCGTCGTGCGGCTCAGGGTCGTGCCACTGGCCGTGTAGGTGCCAATACCCACCTCCCACTCCGCCGCAGCAGTGTTTGAGATGGTGTAGTAGGTCGAGTTCCCGTCACCAACGGCTGAGAAACCCTGAAACCCGGACACCGGCCCCGCTAGAGTGATGGTGCCTGTGCCCGTGGTTGTGGTCGTCTCCTGAACCCGATCTGCCAGTACGAACGCCATCTTGCGCCCCTAGGATCAGGCAGACAGGCTGAAGGTGTAGGTCACATTCAGAATGTCGCCGCTGACAACCGACCGATCACCGGGGGACTGGAAGTCAGCCGCCGAGAACAGCGTACCCGTCGATCCGCCCTTGGTGTTGTTGTTCACCAAAAACGCTCCACCCACAGTCGTCGTGGCGTTGATCGAGAACACAGCCTTGCTCGCGGTGTTGGTCACCACAGAAGGGTTGGCGTTGGTCGCCGCAGCAAAGGAAGCGGTCGGGCGGTTTGCCTCGCTGTAGTCCGTGACCTCAGTCCATCCGCCGTGGGTAGCCATCGTGTCACCGGCAGCGGGGTTGTTGGAGGAAGCAGCGCCGTACAGGCCCAGATACCAAGTGGTGCTTTGCGCAGTAGAGGTCAGCGCCACACCTGCCATGTACTGAAGGCCCACATTGACCACGAGGTTGGGCGTCTCGGCAACCCACTTCAGATTACCGTCCTTGTCGAAGCACTCGACAACATACTTGCCGGTGGCTTTGGCACCTTCGGAGGCACCCGTGTTGGCAACCAGACCGCTTGCGGCGATGTCGGTGGCCTTGGCTTTTTCAATGGACATGATGACTCCTAAAGGACCCGAATCAGAGCAGTTTCCGGGTTGTTTGTGGGAAGTTGAAGTTGAAAATTTTGGCTCAAAGTGGTCTGGTCCAGCCCAAAATTAAGCACCCCAATGGATTTGTTGGATTTTGACGAGTTGTATATCAACGCACCACGAGTGGTAAATGTCGTGGCAAGCCATGTCGGGTTATCAAACGACACATACGCCACCCCGTTGCCAAGATTCACGGAAACATTCACAAGAATTTCCCCGCCGGCCGTGTACCCCGTGCCAGTAATCTCGTTGGCCGTGCTGTACACCGTTGTGTCAGGCCCGAGAACCGCGTCAGAGGTGTAAAGAGCAATCTTGAGCACATCCGTCGCCAGGTCGTGCTCCCCCAGCAACAATTGCTCCTTAAAACTATTGGTCAAGCCTGCGGTAATCATGCCACGGGCACCTTAACTTGGCCATCACGATAAGCATCCCCGCGCTGCTTGCCGTCACCCAGGTTCTTCAAGAGCATCAGCGCCTCTTTGTACTTGGAATCGTACAACGCCAGGACATCCTGCTCACCCTTCATGTAGGTGTAGGCCTCGACCAAAGAGCCGTACAGCAGCACAGAATCAAAGTTGTCGCCCAGCCAGGTGCGGCCGTTAGCCGCCACCGTGATTGATTCAGGATAGTAGTAATAGTGCAGTTCGACCCCGTAGCCGGATGCCGGTGTGGGCCCAACAATAAACGACAGTTCGTCTTCGTTGTCGGACCTAGGGCCAAAAATGGCGTAATACTTAGGCAGCCCAGTGGCCGTCGGGGAAGGATAGACCTGGCGGATGAAATTCACGTCTTTGTTTTGCAAATAGACGTAATCTCCGGAATCATCAATTACTGCCAGCGAATAGGTGGACAAAAAATCTGACGGGCACTGCAAATATTTGTTGTTTGCGGTGAGGTTCCCGGTCACATTTTTGCGCAAGTTGGCCAGTTGAACCGTGTTGTAGATGCGCTGCTCTGCCTCCCGAATGAAGACAGGCATTTCCGCCGCAAATTCGGAGCTTTGGTTTTCCGTATACGCCACCAGGGCGTCACTGAGCTGCGTGTAGTTCATGTGATGACCGTTTTTACAGCTGCCAAGTACCCCGTTGCCCACAGCGGCCTGGCATACGGCATGGGCTGCATGCCAATGCTAGCAAAAGAGGTGTCGGTGGTTTCCCCCAAAAAGATCGTCACCGCCATCCGCGCCTCTGGACGAGGCTGATACAGCGCCTGGGGCTCGGTAATCGTGCGCTTTGGTTCCAACTGCGGATGCTTGGGCTCATAGCATTCAGGGCAAACCTTAAACCCTTGCCAGTCCTTGATCAGGGTGTTAAGTTTGTAGCGCTGCCCGCACTGGTCGCACAGCGCAATTGCAAATTTGCCTGAAGCGTAGCCGGCGCCCATGTCTACCTCGTCGTGTAGGTCGGGACCGCAAAGTAACTTGACCGCTCCCGATCCTCGGCAGCCGCCCGGGCAAACTCTTCCTCGTAAAACTGCTTGAGCATGGCCACACGATCAGGCGTTTTCTTGATCGACAGGTAGTAAGCAGTTCCCGCAATCAGCGCCGGCAGGAAACGGAATGAGACATCCGCCGTGTTGGTGAACGCCCCCGTGTCCTGCATGCGCCGAATTGCGTAATACCGGAAAGCATACGTAGTCGTGGCATCAGGCGCCGGATACAAAAACAACTTGGCCGGGACCGTGCGCTGCACAAAATACTGCGCCGGCCGCGATTGCGTGTTCTTGTTGGGGACGTGCAGATACTCCGCATACCCAATCCGGTCAACCGTGATGTCCTGCTGGTTCGAGGTCCCGGCATTCGTACGGATGACCGCGGACAACGCGTCCACGGTGTCGTCCGGCAGCGTGTATTCAAATTGCCCCGCCACCAGGGATATTTGACGCTGCTCAATGGTCCACAGATTGAGCCCTCGGTTGGCCCATTCTGCAAACATGAGGTTGATAGACCGCAGAGCGGTCTTCATGTCGTAGCCGTCACGCGCCTCCAGGCCGCAACGCTCGTACGCCTCGATGATGATGTCATCGAATTCAAGGTTGAATGTTGCGGTTCCGGAGGTGGCCATGATTTAGTAGATGGTTGCCTTGCGCGCGCGGGCGGCTCCCACCCCACGAACCTGAACAACATCCCCCTTGACAGATTTCTTGACCTGCTCATGCATGGTCTTGCCTTGCGGGCCCGCCATGTCCGGGCCAGAGGCAGAAATCTGGCCGCCCTTGGGCACATTTTTCATGGCCATGCCGCCCTTGGCAAAGCCTTTCTTGGCAATGCCTTCGCCGCGAAGGGCCGCGCCCTTCTTTGCCTTACCGTGCATCATTTCTTTCCGCCTTTCTTGGCTGGTTTGGACATCCCGGCCTCGCTCAACGCGATGGCCACTGCTTGCTTGCGATTCGTCACCTTCTGACCGGACGAAGACTTGAGCTTGCCAGTCTTGAATTCATGCATGACTGTTTGAACCTTTGCAGGTTTCTTAGGAGAGGGCACTGCGTTGCTCCTTCATGTAAGCGTCGAGTTTTTCGTCCAAGCGGTCAAGCCGCACCAGCACCCGATTGATGTCGTTGTGCATGTCGGCTTTGGTGACAAACTTGTCCAGGTGCTCTTCCCGAGTGCGGTTGAGCAGGATTTGAATGCGCTTGACCTCGTCGGCATGGCTTTTGATCACCCAGATGATGATCGCAGACACGAACGACAGGACAAGATTCCATACCATCAGTTCCATGATTACCGCATCTTGCCTTTGGTCTTGCCGCGGACTGCGATTCCGTCCCTTTTCTTGGCTGCAGAAGGCTTAGACGCCATGCCGCCCTTGGCCCGCTTGACGGGCATCGCCGCTTTCTTTGCGGCGTCTGCTGCGGCGCGTTGTTGGGCCAACTGGGTGGTGTATGCGGTGTTGGGGTTGTACGCTCCAGCGGTATAGGTGCCTGTAGGAGCGCCGCGAGAACCTAACGAGCGGAACTTGGCCTCTTCCATAGCCTTGTAAGCCTCGTAGTTCTGACGCTCTGGGGTACCAACTGCAAACTGCCTGCGCCCCGCCTGAACTTTGCTAAAAGCCGCATTATTGGCAAGCCTTCTTGCAAACTCTGGGTCTTCAGCGGCTCTGCGCTGTTGACCAGCGCCCATTCCCCCCAAAGCCATTTTCTTGACAACAGGTGCGTTTCCGCGCATAACTGAGCCGCCTTCCGCCTTTTTAACAGGCTTGGATGCTGTGGATTTGCCTGGGGCAAATTTGCGCTTCTTCATCATGTTGGCCTCAACAATTCCAAGCCCGCAGGCTTTTGTTAATGCGACTGTTTGGGTCTTTTTTGGTCTTTTCGCTAGTCAGCTTGCTCTTCATCCCAGACATCCTGGCGCAAAAAGACTTTCGCCTCCCAGCGTCTTTCTCCGTCTTCGGATTCGGCGCGGGAGGCTTTAGGCCCGGTTTCCCAGGATTGGCGCGGTTGTAGGAGGCGCGCCCTTTGGCGTTCAAACCCCCCTTGGGATTCTTCCCCTCCGCCCGCTGCCATGCAGGGCTCTTGGCCATGGCTCAGTACATCTTGCACGGCTTGTTACGGGCCTCGCCAACACCGCGAGGGGACACAGAAGCGCTAGGCTTCTGATAGTCCTTGCGAGGCGTCTGCTCAGGGCCGCCCTTGCTCATGTCCTGCTTCTGAGCACCAGGCTGAACTTCGCCTTGGTACTGTTCAATCGCCATTTTTGCTGCGCGTCCCATTTTGGACTCCTTAGCCGTAGAAAAAGGTCACCGAAGAGGGACCCGAAATGGTCAAGTAGGGATCGGCCTCAAAGACAACCCCGTCGCCAGGGATCAATACGTAGGTCGATCCGTTGCCCGCGGTGCTGGCCGGAGTGGCCAACAAGATTTTTTCCGTGCCACCTGAGCCGCCATCCTTGAACGAAATAGAGCCGGCGGACCCAGCAACGTAATAGATTGATTTGATGCGAGCACGAGGCAGACCGATGCCAGTAGCACCGGTCATGGTCATCGTTTTCGCTTTTACGTCAAATTGGAAGGTCATTTCCCTGCTCCGGTTCCGGCTGGTCTAACTGCTGAAGCAGATGATCAAGCATGTCGATTGCGCCGTTGGCCTGCTGGATCATGTTCAGAAGCTCTTGGCGCTTGGCCACAGCGTTCTGCTTAAGTTCCAGCAGGGATTCCTTGGTCAGCCTCATCAGGTGATCTGTCCGCTATACAGGGGCAGATAGTAGGTCGTTGCACCCACCTTGCACTTCAGGGTAGCGGCCGCACTGGCCAGCGTCGTGCCGGTAGTCAGCAACTTGCCCGAACCCGCCGTCAAACCTTGCAGGTTGAACAGGAACGCATTGGAGTCCACCGCCGCCACATTGGCGCCCTGGGCGGAGATGTACATAAACGCCGTGGCAGTGCCGGTAGAAGCACTGGCCGGGGCATTCAGCTCAATCTCAACAGGGGCGTAGTTACCCGAAGAAGTGCCCGCGGACAGGGTCATTTCGGCCACAAAAGCCGAACCCAGGCCCGTGGTGCGGCCGGAAGCGCCATAGGTCACTTCAGCCTTCAGGGCGTTGGAAAAACTGCCCAAGGCCACATTGGTGCTCATGGCGAACTTAGAACGCCCACCGTCAGCGCCAGCACCGGTCATCGTGGTATCCACGACCAGCGGCTGATAAGTGCCGCTCGTTGCAGCGTTGGTGGTGGTAATGGTGTTGCCACCAGAAGTGATGGTCAACGTGCCAATGAAACTGCCCTCAAATCCATTATTGGATTTGACCGGCCCGGTGAAAGTAGTGCGCGCCATTGAAAAGGCTCCTCAATTGCGCCTGCTGTCTGTGAGGTCAGTCCGCCAAGCCGGTCAGCAAGCAAATGGAAGTCTTGGACTTACCGATTTATACCCCCAAAAGAAAAGGGGCGCAAGGCCCCTTTTCCTGGTTTTCAGAGTTTTTAAGCTCCGGGAGAACCATAAGCACCGCGGGGGTCAGACCAGCCGAAGCTGTAACGCTCCCGAGCCTTGTACCGCACGTTGCCCGTGTCAAAGTCGCCCTCGAAGGCGGTCTTGATCGGTGCGCGCTGGAACATCTTGAGGCCGTTGGGGGCATCAGTGATGAGGAACCAGGCATTCGTGTCGGTCAGGTAATGGTTGACAGCGTAACCTTCCGGGATCAGGCCCATGGACTTGATCGCGTTGATGTCGTTGTCAGCCGTGGCCGTACGCAGGGTGC